TGGTATGTTCTTCACTTCGCTAATAGGCATGTCTACATCGTCGCACCCTCTCTGGATCAGGCCCGAATAATATACGACGAGATAGCGCGTCACTTCTCCGGGCCGCTGCGGGTCATGCTGAAATCCAAGCCCGTAGATTTCCCCTTCCCTCACCTACAACTGCTCAACGGTTCTCATGTACATGGACGGGGGGCAAACTCTCCTAAGTATCTTCGTGGCAAGCTCGTACACCTCCTGATCGAGGATGAGTCGGCTTACTTCAAGGAGGGGATACATGGTCGAGAGATTGAGCCGATGTTCAACGTCACAAGCACTCAAGAGCATACCGGGATCATCCGCATATCCACCCCGTTTGGTGAAGGAGACTTCCAGGACGGATACGTGGCTGCTCAGAAGGACACATCAGGGAAGTCAAAGGCACTCCACTTCACGGCTCTTGACAACCCGTACGCAGATAAAGGGCGTTTGGCTGCAATTAGAGAACGCTACGGTGAGGACAGTCTTCTCTGGCGTACAGAATACATGGCTGAGTTTGCCGACAGCGACCTCGCGGTGTTCTCTTCGCAAGACATCAAGTGGGCCTACGAGAACTACCCATACCAGTCGAAGGAAGGCCGAATAGAGTACCCGGTTGCGGTACAGAGGGGGCATAGGTATGTGCAAGGAACTGACCTGGCGAACATACGCGACTACTTCGTTGCGACGATCCTGGACACGACTGATCCACGGCTTGCAGTACAGGTTCGGCACGACAGACTTCAGAAGCGAGGTTATGCCACTTATAAGGCAGTTACCCGGGCTAATTACCAGGCTTATAATTCGGCCCGGACCCTGGTTGATGCTACGTCTTTGGGTGAGTCTGTGGTGGAAGACCTCGAAGATATCTCAGCGGAGGGCTACAAGTTCGGGGGCAACGAGGCGAAGTACGACATAGTTCACGGCCTGGTACGCATGTTCAACGAGCACCGCATCGCCATCCCCCTGATCCGCGAGCTAGTGGATGAGCTTAAACACTTCCAGTACAAATTCACCCCAGCCAAGGTCCTCAAGATGGAGGCAAAGTCTGGACATGACGACTACGTGATGAGCCTCTCCCTATCCGGCAAATTAGCCTCCAGACCCGACTTCACAGGCTTTTTCCTCGGCGGAATTAAGAATTTCGACACGATTGTGCCCAAAAACACGAAAAATGCCCAAATTCCCGATAATTACGATCCTTTTGCCAATCTAGACGCATAAAAGGCCCAATTCATGCCAACCAGCACCATAGAGCAGTAAATATATGGCTAATCTCATTACCAAGGCACTCAGAACGCTCGCTTCCTCTGCTGTAAGGCCGAGAAGGGAGTCTACTGCTGCTCGTGGGACGGTTTCGGGCTTTGCTCTCGGGGTTTCTCCGCTGTGGGGCCAGCCATACCCGGAGCAGGTGGCACAGGACGCAACAGGCTTAATTTCCAGGCCGCGCATGAGGGAGGTTGTACTTCGCACTCCGACCGCCGCTGCCTCAGTGAATGCCATCCTGGACTTCGCCGGTGGGGTCAAGATAGATGTCAGAAATGTGGATGCCTCCAAGCCCGTACCCAAGAACCAGGCCAATGCAGTCAGGCGCATACTCCAGAGACCGAACGACGACCAGACGCGCAGGCAATTCATCCTTACCCTCATGCGTGATATCGTGACCTTCGGGTATGGGGCGGTAGAGGTAGCCAGGGATAGGGATGGAACCGTAAATATGTGGGTGATGGATTCTGCACGCCTACGTATCGACTTCGATGAGCATGGGTACATCCGTGGGTATGACATGCTGGACGCCAGGGGCACGCCGATCATCGAGAACCACTCTGGTAGGTCCATGTATGAGTTCCCATCTGGCATGAGTATGGGCGTGCCTTCTGCTGCCTCTGTGCCTAGCTACGGAGCCTCCGCGATAGATGCGAATGCTGCTCCAGGAACAAGCCTACATGGTTGGGAGCCGAACGAGGTCATGCTCTTCAGCCTAAACCCAATCAGTGAGTCCGTCTACCCACACTCCAGGATCGTCCAACTCTTCACGGCGGCTATTCTGGAAGACACCATGATGCAGTTCATCTCCGAGCGGTTCACGGACTCCAATATCCCGTTTGGTGTATTTGACCTGGGGGATGTGACAGAAACCGAACTCAAAGCCGCGATTGAGAACTGGAACACTCAGGGGAAGACAGGCAATCGCATCCTCATGACCGGGAGCAAGGGTGCCGGGTCCAAGTGGATACCATTTGGCTACCACCTGAAGGACCTGGAAGCCGTGGAGCTTCTCAAGGAGTTCCGCATGAAGATCATGGGCATCCTCGGGGTCACGATGCAGGAGCTAGGGGAGTCCCAAGATGTTAACCGGAGCAACGGGTATAACTTATCTTTCACCTTCAAGAAGAGAGCCATCGAGCCACTCCTGGACGAAATATGCGAGACCCTGACCAGGAAGCTGCTCTGGAACGTGCTCGGGTACACAGACCTCGAATTTTACTACGAGGAGATCGACTCAAGGGACGACTTCCTGATGAGCCAGATCGACACGAACTACCAGAAGACGGGCATATTCAAGCCAAACGAGGTACGTAATCGGAAGGGCCTAATTAGCGTGCCGGGTGGTGATGAGTCCTTGATATTCACCGGCAATGCCTGGATACCTATGGATATGGTACGCAAGATGGCTGAAGAGGTCATCGCGGTTGAGGGTGCATCCACGGCGGTCGGCCTCTCCGGTCCAGAGGGCTCCTCACAGATCAGGGTACGCTCCTCCGCCGGTGGCCCAACCAGGAGTGGAGCTGGCGAGCAGACAGGCAACGGGCACAATAGAGGCAGGTCGAGCGAGATGGCCCGCCAGTTAGGATCAGGACCGTGACATGAGTGAATTATACGTAGAGAAGATATTGGGATGGAGTACTCGTGGTGACATCCAACCATACTGGAAGTCTATCACCGCAGCCGAGCGCCACGCAGCCACGACGCACTGTGGGCCACACGAGTCATACCCGCTTGGACCTGGATGTGCTCATGTAGATGCAGCATTCCACCTGGCAGAAACAGGTCATGGGCATCCGTCTCTAGGCTGCATCAAGAGCTATGCCAGGTCCCACGGATGTTCAGTACCAGCATCACAGAAGGCGTCCCCGTTCTGGAGTAATGAGAGGTTCTAATGTTCACGACGGAAGAGGCCATCAGCTACTTACTATCGAAGGCCCGCAAGCCTGGTGTGCCGATGGGTAAGTCATTCATCTTCTCTTCTTCTTTAGCCATGATGAAAGCACGAGTCCTTGATGATGGTTCTATTGAGTCTGAGGGATGGATCAGCAAGCCTAACAAAGACCTCGACAAAGACATGCTAGAGCCGGAGAGCTTCAGCCCCGCGCTCAAGGCATACATGGATGGTGGGGCACCCATCAGCGTGGAGCACGGCACGAGATACCTGCCTGTGGGATTTCTCCAGAAGGCTGTGCTGGTGCGAGATGGAACCATCATCGAGGCTGCGGATAACCCACTCCATGACAAAGTAGAGTTCAAGTACTTCGACGGCGGGACTGGCTGGTATGGATTGGCAAACATCTACGACCAAAAGGCTGGACTCGGGGTCATGAAGGGCACGGTCAGGTACTTCTCCTGGATTGGTATGCCAAACAGGTGGAAAGACCAACCAGATGGCGGGAGGCACTTCACCGACCCAGGTTCAATTGATCCACTCATCGAGGTAACACTGACTGGCTTCCCGGTTAATAACCAGGCGGTAATGCGTATTGCTAAAGCCCAAGGGTACTCACCGGAGATCAACCTGATGGAACTCTATGCGAACCCGATGGTCATTGATGTGGCAGTTGAGGCTATGGGAGTCAGGGAAGCTGCTGAAAGAGTTATTAAGGCTAGCCTGGACGAGCAGAACGACTACTACCGCCAGAACTTCCCACAGCGGAAAACATTTGTTGATTACTTTAAGTAACTAGTTAGTGCAGCCCCCATACCTGGGTACCCCCCGGCCAAGGCTGACAAGGAAACACACATGCTTGAAGATAAGAAAGAAACCCAGGAACAGCCAAAGGACTTGCTGGAGCAGTTGCTTGTGGTGGCTGCTGAAAAGGCCGCAGCGCAACAGGCTGAAGATGCTCTCCGAAAGGGGTACGTCACCAGGGAACAGATCAACATGGCCCTGGACACCTTCGGCAAGAACCTGGAGACGACCCTGGCGGAGAGCCTGCTTGGTCAACTCGATGAAAAGATGACAGCAGCCGCGAAGAAGGCCATCGAGAGTGCTGACCTTCCCGGAGCCACGAGAAAGAGCACCGTTGCCACCCCGGAAGACGAGCGCGATGCTGACCCTGTGGCATACCTACTCAAGAAGGGCCGGACTGCTGCTTCTGCCGGCAAGGACCCGGAATATGATGATACTGAAAAACGTATACTTTGGGAAATGACCTATCGTGCCCTGTCAAGCGGAATGATCCTGGATCAGCGTGAGACGGAGTAACCTCCCTCAGGTCGAGAACCTTCAGGTCCGAGACCCCTAACCACCCCTATGGAGTAACCCCTATGTCTTTGGCTACCGATGCCTTAATCAAAAAGGCTACCAGTGTCGCCAACCTCCAGGCGCTCATCCCCCAAATTTGGGCGTCACTCATGGAGCTCAACCTGCGTCGGCGTGCAGTACTTGAGCAATCCCTCCTGGTGAACACTGACCTCCTCGTTCCGGGAGCGGGTGATAAAGTCTACATCCCCGCATTGCCGGATATCGTCGCTGCTGATGCATTGACAGAAGGCACCGACCAGACCCCATACGCCATCTCCAACGCCGCCTCGGTCTCCCTCACCCCAGCCGAATTTGGGAAACTGGTTGAGGTCACTCGTAAGGCTCTCGACCGGATCAAATACGACGGTATGGTGGCCCTCATTGATCGCCTCGCCTACGCTATGAGCATCCGTATCGAGACCAACATCGCGGCTCTCTACAACCAGACTGCCAATGCGGGCCTGCCTAACTCGCAATCCCCATTCGGTGGCGCAACACTCACCACGATCCCCCAGCTTTACCCGGGTGGACATACCAGCGCAAATATCGTGGCCGGTGATGTGATGAGCGCGGATATGCTCTCCCGTGCGGTTGCAAAGCTCCAGCAGTATGACAACGTGCCTTTCCCGGATGGCAACTACTGGCTCTTCCTTTCCCCCGACGCCTTCCAGTCCCTCATCATGGATGCCAATATCCGCCAGGACTTGCGGTATGCGGCACCTGAGCGGCTGTTGAATGGCGACCAGGGTGTGGTGTACGGTGTGCGCCTGATCCTCTCCAATTACCTACCCGGTGCGACCGGTAACACGGCCATTGGTGAGGGTGCAGGTAGTGCGGTCAACGTGGTGAAGAACATCATGGTGGCTCCGAGATGGGCAGCTATCGCATACAAGAGACGCCCTGAAGTGATTGTGGACCCAACGCTCTATGACTTGGGACGCAGACGCAGGTTCGGAGTCCTTGCCGACTTCGATATCCAACTCTTGCATCCAGAGCGCGCGGTTATCCTGACAGTAGCCAAGGTCTTCTAATAGCAGCCTGGAGGGGGGCATCATACCTCTCCAGGGGGCTTGAATGGCTTGGACAACTCAGGCATATTGCACACGCGCCGATGTGAAGTTGGCCCTGGACCCCAACCTGGGCAGCACGGATGACCCATTTATTGATGGGCTTATAGTGGCTGCTCAGGGTGATCTGGATGCGGAGATTGGATATTCCTTCCAACAAGATGGCACCTCGGGCACGCCAGCTATACGCACCTATGACGGGATTGGAGAGGACTTTCTGGCGATTGATGACCTCGTATCCCTCTTCAGCACAACCGCTGGGGCCGTGTTCGAGACCGCAGTGAATAGTTCCCTTTCCAGCGGCGGTATATGGATCAGCGGCACACCAGTCACCACGGATATAACGGCGGACATTATCCTGAAGCCAAACAACTATGCCGCCTATGGGATATCCGCCAGGAAGATGACCAGGAATAGTGGGCTGGCGTTCGTTAAGGGCAACCAGAACTACATGGTGAAAGGCATCTTCGGGCAACCCATCGTAGCAGGACAGACCTACCCCGGTGTGCCCAATGACATTAGCCGGGCCTGCATCCGTCTCGCCATCTTCTACTACAAGATGCGGGACACCAACTATGCAGACCTCGTACAGGAGCAGGGCGGGGTTAGGGAGAAGTTCCTGAAGACCTGGCCGATGGATGTACAGCGCATTGTCCGTAAGTATGCACGAGTAAGGTTCCTGACCAGATAGGAGCAGGCTGTGGAAGTAGGCTCGGTAGAAATCATCGCTGGGACTGGCCTCATCATCCACGTCGATCTGTGGGCGACTATAGATGAACAACTCCACGAACACACTCCAGAACTTGGTTTGGGCTTACAGGAGTTGGTCATCCAGAGAACCCCATTTCTGACAGGCGCTTTGCAGGCAGATATCCAATACGAAGCCTATGAGAGTCCTGGTGGCTACGGTATGGAGGGGTCGGACCTTGTATACGTATACGCGGCCAACATGGAACAACTCCTGGCCTGGGCGCGTATCTATGCACCATACCAGGAGGGTGGCCCGCTCGGACTTCCCACGTACACGAACGACCCACGGGAGATGTTCTACTTGACCGCGAAAACCGATGGACTTGCGCTCGTCGAGACCTGGGGCAACTACTACGTGAACGTGGCCCTGGGGATGTGTGCGATGGGTGTTGGAGTACCATTCTGACATGAAGCGTACCTAATATGGTACAGGAGGATAGATATGCCACTTTGTCAGGTTTGTGGTGTGAATATGACCGTTAGTGAGGTGACTCAGCGACGGGATCAGGTGGTGGGTAATTGGCACTACAACTGCGCCTACCTGGACTACCTACTCGATAATGGAGAGCCGGCGGGTACGGATGGTTGGTTGAAGACGATCATCTGTGCCAAGCAGAAGCTAGCAGACAAGTACAACGGTGTCGCTAATGAGTTCCCGTAGGGGGTACTATGAGCCTACATTCTAAGTTACATTCGCAGGCCACTATCACCGCCTCTGGTAGCTCTCCAGTCTTCAAGAACCCGAGAAGCAAGCGACATCTCCTCTCTGTGGCAATAGCTTCTGCTCCAACGGGTACGGCCCCAACGCTCCTCTTTGCTGTGATGGTGAGTAATGATGGGGTAACGTTTGCTCAGAAGGGTGCTGCTCTGTCCTCACTCAGCGCAGTAGGCAACCAGAGGACGCAGTATGGCGCGGGGACTACTCAGGGGCAGATCACGGAGGCATTCATACGGATCGACTGGGCTATTGGTGGCTCCGCGTCCCCCACGTTCACCAATGTAAGCACGTACTTCACAGGATTGGATTGTTAAATGGCCGAAGACAAGAAGATACCACTGGCAAGCATACAGATGAAGGATGTGGTGCCTGTGGAGAAGCCGAAGAAGAGTCCACCGATTAAAGATAGCGACCCCTTCCAGAAGAGGAATGCAGAGATGGTAGCCGTGATAAAGGATGAGGTTAAATCGGCGACAAGAAGCGTCCAATACAGCAACCACTACATCCTGGGCTGGCTCATTGACCGGATCAACAACCTGGAGGACGCGGAGGCAGCGAGAGAGGTCTTGTTGGTGGCTGCGGAGAATAGTGCTCATGAAGGTCTGCGGAGGGTGGCTGAGGAATTGAAGGCGGAACTGAAGCGAAGGAATGCACTTTGATGGGACTAGGCGTCATGAAGGTTGATCTGAGAGTACTGGAGCATGCCCTATACCTGCCAGAGGGATATCACATCAGGACCATACAGCACAATAGTTTTAGCCGCGCAATCTCCATGCTCATCGAGGCAGATTCAATACCAAAGACAGAAGATGGGCACGAACTACCGGAGCTAGATGCAATTGTGCGTGTGGAAGTTCCCGAGGATGCCGCCCTGGTTCAGTACAAGAAGTACACGACCAGGCTTGAGGTGAGGAATGGCTAGTGTCGTACTCACCAAGGGGCTTCCGGCATGTGGGAAGACTACCTGGGCCAAAGCGAAGATGCGGAAACGCCCCGGCCAATATAAACGTGTGAGCAAGGATGAGCTTAGAGTGATGCTGGACGATGGTGTGTACAGCCCTGAAAACGAGAAGATCGTGCGTAATGTGCGTGATGCTGCGATCCTGCTGGCTATACACGCTGGGTTTGACGTGATCGTAGATGACACCAACCTCAACCCACGCCATGTGCAGGAAATCCAGGCACTCGTACTTGGTCAGGCCGATGTGCAAATGATGGACTTTACCGATATCCTGCTGGAGGTCTGCATAAAAAGGGACAGTGAACGCCCAAATCCCGTGGGGGAGAGTGTGATCCGGGAAATGCAGCAAAGGTACCTGGTGGAGAAGGGGGCCAGCGGAATTGGGGGATGAGGTCTTATGGGGGGTTTGGTGGTGTCTCTATCTCCTTTTATTAATCGGTTTCTTTCCTCAAGTTGCAGATTTTGGGTTGCACTACCGTTTTAGGCTCTCAACCCTTTTAGTAAGTACATAGTTGTTGCATGATGCTTTGTTGGTGAGGTTATCGAGACCATAGATGTTGATGCGTTCACATTCTACTAGGAAAGCAAGTTTGCGGTCTCTTGTAGCGAAAACGACGGTATAGATGATGTCCTCGTTGTTCACCAAGATGCTTGCAATAGTCCTGTTCTTCTTGTCCATGAAGCCACCCTTCGGCCATATTGAATACTTTTTTAGGTAGCGGCGCACATCACTCTCGTGTTCGTACTTTCTGGCACGATTACCAGAGCCAACATAGAAAACATGACCATCTGGTTCTAACAGTTCGTAGACCTCATAGACTTCTTTTTGCATAGCGAACTCCTCTACTACCCAAAAGTACCAAACACGTATTCAATTCTCTACTTATTATACCACATATTGTAGAGACCAGGCAACAAAGAGAGGTGTAAAATTCCGGGGCCGTACTCACCATCAGATACCATCATTGGGCCAATAGCCAACGCCATAGCAAGCCTCATCACCACACAAATCCCTTCCATCGTTAAGGTCTACCCTACCCTGACTGATCGCACTCCCGGGGATAATGCTGTTGTGCTCAGGTTCACCAGGGGCAGGGTTACGGACGAGACCAGCGGGAAGGTGCGGATACTTCTGACCTACACTATGCAGCACCTATTCCGCCGCACAGAGGTAGCCGACTCCTTGCTCCGGGCCTATGCATATGTCGTGCCATGGCTGCTATTTCTCGCGGCAGTGCCAAATCAGGCTCTCGGAGGTCTGGCAATCTCAATAACTGCAACCGACCTCGCTACCACGCAGCTTTCCGTATCCGGACAGCCAGTAGTCGCGCTGGTAGTCGATTTCAACGTACACACGGAGTTCAACATACCGCAGACATAGGAGAAGGTACTTGGCAATTGGAAGAGTAGAACAAATCTTAGGGAAGGCCAGCCTCATCGCCGCTGTTTCCGGGGCAGTATCCACGATGTCACAGGCTGGGCAACTCAACGGCCTGACCTTCCTCAGCAGGCAAATAACGATCAGCACGGAGCCTGGTTGGGTGCTGCTCTGTCGAATGGAGACGGCACCAACAGGCACGACCCCCGGCATTGTGTGGGAAGTAGACCTCTCCGATAACGGCGGTGCCTTCACCAGGGTCGGGGCTGCAATTGCTGCACAAACGGCAGTAGGGGCGTTGGTGGTTCCATACTACACATCCTCCACGCAGGGTCTAATCATCCCCTCCTTCAACGCCACGCACACGTATGTAGTCCAGGTCAAGGGAGTGCTGGCTAATGCAGATAACGTCTTCCCCAGCGTATCAGTAGACCTCATAGCAATCTAGCAGCCGCATATAGCTTCATATGTGCATGGGAAAATAATGTCACTTCAAAGACAGGAACAGATACTCCTCCACGAGGTCCTCACCCCCGCCGCGACAGGCATCGGACTTACCTTCCTCTCCAAACTAATCCCCTATGGTGGCGAGGCTGGCTGGATATTGGTCGTCAGAAATGGTTCGGCTATCACGGGCACCACTCCTGGAATCATATGGGAACTTGATGCGACCACGGTGGCTGGCGGTGGCTCGGGCATGACTCGTGTTGGTGCTGCAATAGCTACCTTCGCTGCGGCTGGGGTGCAGGTGACTCCTTACTTCACAGGCACCACACAGGGAGCAATCGGCAGCACGTCCACATTCATCCAGGTCAAGGGCACAATTGGCAACGCAGATAACCTCTCTGCTGATGTCAGTGTAGACCTGATCGCAATTTACTAGGAGGTGTGATATCGGGATTAGCAAGAAATCCTGGACTGGAACGGCTAAAGAGTCAGTATCCGGGACCGCCATAACTGTGCCCACCAAGTACATTCCAACCAAGACCGTCTTCAAGGGTGGTAAGAAGCGTGAGTACTTGATGGAGGAGCGCGGAGACAGGAACGGGAAGTATGGCGTGGTGGATTCCGTGCGTCAGTCAGCCATAGAGATGAAGGGTCCATACTACAACGACGTATCCCCGATCATGCTGTGGGGCGGAATGGGACTCCCTTCATCGGCCCAACCAGACTCCGTGAACCTGCCCTCCGTCTGGAAGCACACCTTTCAGCTACAGGAAGTGCCACCGAGCTATACGGTGCAGAGAAACCTGGACACGAAGGACTACTACGTGCCTTACGGAGTGGTGGAGAAATGGATACTGCACTTCACTGCTGATGGGAAGCTGCTGGAACTAGACTCGAATTGGGTGGGCCTCTTCGCACAGCCGAATAACTCCCCACCAACCGCCACCTACTCGACCCTCCTCCCATTTGCCGGGTATGCACCAACAATCAAGTTCGTGGATGGTGCGGTGAGTCAGGACATATCCGACCTCCAGATTGAGTACTCACAGAAAATCACGCTCTGGTATCCGGCGAACGGGACCCAGGACTTCATCACGGTCTACTTCGGTGAACGTGACATCATGGTGGACTTTACCGCACGCTTCGACACCACCACAATCTATGACCGCTGGCGCAATAACGTGATGGACTCCCTAACCTTCGATGTGCAGGGGCTAAACATAGGCAAGACCTTTGTAGTGACTCTTGGAGCACCATCAGCGGGTACGTTCACTTTGACATACAACGGCCTGACGACAGCGGGCATCTCATTCAACGCTACCGGGGCCACAGCGCAGACAGCCTTCCAGTTGCTCGCTAGTGTTGGGGCCAATGCAACTATCACGGGTGCAGCAGGCGGTCCATACACGGTGAGCTTCCTGGGGCCGCTGCTGAATGACGGACTTGCGCTGACCGGCTCTGGTGCTGGTCTGACTGGTGGTACGTTCTCAATCGGCGCTCAGGTCAACACCTTCCAGGAACTCAACATGGTGCTCCCAAACCTATCCTACGATACCGTGGAGCACGACACCACGAAGGACAATGTACTCATTAAGGCGAAGGGTACGGTGGTTGTGCCTCAAGGTGCGGCGCTCATCTCGGGGTTCGTCCAGAATACAGTGCCCAACACAGGATATACGACGTAATGCCAATAGAAGAGTTTGTAGAGGCAGTGAGAGAGAAGATGGAAGAGACAGTAGAGCGGTTCATTTGGTCTGACTACTCCTCGGACGCAGCGGATCGAGGGGTGGAGACGACGGTTACGTGGCGGGGGCAAACTATCCCGATCCGTGTGAAGCGTGCCCTGACCATAGACGAGCGGCAGAAGGCGAACAAGGCGGCTATCCAGATCGACCTGGACAAAGATGGAAAGCCCACCATCGTCAAGCAGGACCAGTCGGCGTACACAAAGATGGTCTGCCTACTCGGTCTGAAGTTTTGGCCCTTCGAGTACTCACCAGGACAGCCCGTACCGATTAACATGAAGACGATATCGGAGATGGACGGCGGCTTGCTTGACGAAATCTCCTTCCGCATCCTCCAGGGCACGAAGCCGCCGACAAAGGCAGAGCTTGACCCTTTAGAGAGTCCGTCCGAAGAAGCCTCCTAGCTGGTGGGACGGCCAGGCCAGAGATAGACATATACTCCTTCGCCTTCCGGTACTCCTGCTACTCCGAGTTCCATTGGACCTATGACGAGGTAGGGCGGCTTCCAGAAGAGGAGGCTCTCTACTTGGCCGTTGTGTTCGAGGAGACGGGTGCGTACCAATACAAGAAGAACAAGGAGGCAGAGCGCGGTCAAGGTGGTGGGGCTTCAGGTGGGGTGGGTCTCAAGGAAGGCTTCGAGGAGACCTTCAGCTTTGGGGAGGATGACACAAACGACTACTGGCAGGGCACTGATTGTGATGATTGTGCAGACCCAAGAGATATGAGCACTTAGATAGGAGACACGCATGGGAACCAGCACTGCTGAAATTGGCATACGTGTCTTCATGGATGATGCTGCCTCCAAGATAGCCTATGGGATCAACCAGCAGCTAGGTCAGATGGAGTCTCTTACGCGGCGGGCGGGGTTGGGCTTTCGTGGTATGGGCAAAGATATGGCTGGTCTCTCCATAGTGGCCGGACTTATTGCTGCTTTCCTACTCTTCGGTGGTGCCATCGTCTACTCCACGGACCAGGCAGCCAAGCTACAAACAACCATGATTGGACTCAAGGCGGCTACCGGGGCTACTGATGCACAAGTCCAACAGATGCAGAACACCTTACTGACCCTCGGTGCTACGTCTATCTTCAGCCTGGATGAGTTAGCTCAGGGTTTCACGTTGGCTGGACAGCGGGGTGTCAGCGCTGGGGATATCATCAAGTACGTCGGTCAGCAGGGCATCTTTCTGGCAGAGGCTATTGGTGTGAAGCCCGTTGCTGCCTTCGGTCTATTGGCAAGTGTGCTGGCTGCTTTCAATCTACCAGCGAGCCAGGCAGGTAAGGTAGCCGACCTTCTCTTCTTCGCTTTTGAGCACGGAGTTCCAAGTGTAAGTCAACTCACTGCTGGCCTGGGTAAGCTCGGTTCTGTTGCTGCCATCTTACATGTCCCGCTCGATCAGATCATCCCTGCCTTTGATGTGGTGGCACGTGCGATGGGTTCTGGTACTGTGGCTGCAACCGGGCTGTACTTCTTCTTGAAGCAGATAAGCGCGGGTACTCCAGCATTCAGAACAGAAATAGCTAAGCTGGGGCTGTCCTTCTATGATTTGAATGGTAAGTTCATCGGCCTGATACCTTCTTTGGATGAACTATACAAGAGACTCAAGAGCAGCACCCCACATGAAGCCGCCATCATCCTCCAGGCACTATTCGCTCAACGGTCTAGCCAGAGTCTCGCTATTCTGCTCCAAGACCTCTCGAAGTTTGATACTCTAGTCAAGCAGCTAAAGACCTCGCACGATGCTTACCACACAGCACTAGCTCAGGCGAAGAAGGCGGAAGACTCACTTGCTGGATCGACCGCAGCCCTCAAGACGAACCTGACGGACTTTGCTGCCCTGGCTGGTGGCCCACTTTCCACAGCCCTCACTCCCGTAGTCCAGAATATCAATAAATTCGTATCTACGCTGCGGGATATGGCCGCGAGTAACCCCAAGGCCTTCTCATCTATCATGTTAATCGGTGCGGCTCTGGCTGGGTTGGGTTTGGTGGTGGCTATTGCTCTCTCCCCATTCGCCTTACTCATCGGGATCATGGTCGCTGTGGTCGCTATTGTGGCTGGGCTGGCTGCGGGAATTACCTGGCTTACGGGTAACTGGTCCAAGGTAGTGTCCGCTGTACACCCGGTCATTGCAATATTCCAACAGCTGGTCTCCTTCCTTGGTGGTATATTCGGGCCGGTATTCCACGAGGTCATGGGTGGGATGGGCAGTGACACCGGGATAATCAAGCAACTAGCCGCAATTGTTAGTAGCACTCTAATCCCTGCCTGGCATAGTATGGTTGCATCTATCCAGACAGCCATGCCAGCAATAATTATGGTGGCGAAGATTATTGGGGTCCTGCTTGGTGGGGTCCTGCTCTCCCTTGTAGCTATCATTTCCTCTGTGGTGGTTGGTATCATACATGCTCTGGCCTATGTAATAACTGGTGTGGTCATGATCGTATCCGGCATTATTACGGCGTTCATGGGCTTGATCCAGTTCATTACGGGCTTCATTCAGATATTCCAGGCAATCTTTCTGGCACTCACCGGGCATAGCAAGCAAGCCTCTGCCATGCTCCAGGCCGCATTCCACAACATGGTCGAGGGTGTTACAAACATGTTCAAGGGCATGTTCCTATCGATCGTGGGCATACTCGTCGCTTCGGTGGGGGCCATACTTGGGTTCTTTGGTGGACTTGTGAGTGGTATAGTTGCCTGGTTCCACAAGTTGGCAGCTATGTTGATTGGGCACTCCATCATCCCAGACATGCTGACTGCAATCCTAACTGCCTTCGTGACCTTCTTCGCAAACATAATCTCCGGTATCGCCGCCTGGGTTGCTCACATAATCTCAGTAATCATAAACTTCGCAACCGCCATGCTGGTGCATATCCGAGCGGTAATAACCATGATCCGGGTTATATGGCAAAATGGATGGAATGCACTTATTGCTCTGATTGTCGCCTTTGTAGTTGGTGTGATCGTGCATATCCTCGTACTCAAGGCCCAGGCACAGGCGAAGTTCAATGAGGTGATGACCAGCATACACACGGCGATCACCACAGGCATTTCCAAGGCAGTTCAATTCTTCAAGGACCTCCCTGGCAAGATCATCTCCGCTCTGTCTATCCTGGGAACTATGCTGTTCAACGCTGGTAAATCTGCTCTCCAGAGGTTTCTCGATGGGATTAATAGCATAATTCAGAATATAAAGAATGCCATTGGCGGTATAGTCCAGTGGATATCTGACCACCTGCCGCGCTCTCCAGCCAAGATGGGACCACTGAAGGACCTGGACAAGACGGGGCCAGCCTTCATAAATGAGATAGCGAAGGGCATAGAGTCGGGAGCACCTAGACTTGAACTGGCCCTCAATCGTGCTACAGGCGGCATGTCTTCTATTCCCGTCCGGGCTGGTGGGGGCTACGGTGGTGGGACTGCTACCTATAACCTCATACTTGAAGGGCGCGTGCTAGGCTCCTGGACGGTCAACTACATCACCGGGCACCTACAGATGAATGGGATGGGGAGGATGTTGCGGTAATGGCATACTCGATCACGCTGGCAGGTCAGGACATCACGCTACATGTAGACCAGCTAACCGTTGAGATAGAGGACACCTTGGGGCAGGGGTCCGGGGCTGGGTCCTCTGGTGGCACACAGGGCAGGGCGGCTACGATCAAGTTCAACACCGACCTCGGACCTATGAATACCGCCGTGGGTGCGGGGCAGGCCATACCGCAAAGGACTACCAGCCCAGCCATCGTGCCGCGCATCTTCGGGGGGCCAATCACCGGGCTCCCCATCATCACCCTCCATGCTGACCCATCACTTGTTAGGCAGGGAGAGATCGTTGTCATAGACGCATCGGGGGCCATTGTATTTGGTGGATTTGCGACGAAGTACACGGACACCACTACCTCTGTTATCGGGAATACCAGACGGAACTTCACGACCGTTGAAGGGGTAGACTACTCCACCAGCCTGCAACGGACCATCGTGAATGAGACCTTTGTTGGGCAGACAGATATCCAGATCATCCAGTTCGTTATGAGTAAGTACGCCCCCTGGATCGACCTGACCTTCCTCCCCACAAACGCCTCCTTCACCTTCGCTGTGAAGAACTTCAGGAACGTGTCCGTGGAGCAGGTATTGCAGACCATCGCGGGGATTACCGGCTTTATCATCTTCGTGGACTACCAGAAGTTCTTGCGCTATGTCTCTCCCAATTCGGCTAGCTCTGCACCATTCAACCTGAGTGACCAACCAGACTTCGTGTTGACGTTCCCACATGCTGTCACGGAGTTCCTACAGGACGACAACTCTATTATTAATCGGGTCTTCTTCTATGGTGGAACGAGGACCAGCAACAACTTCACGCAGGACGTATCTACGCTTGCGAATGGGAACAATACGACCTTCCCACTAGCCTACCACCCCCTCGTTACCACTGATGGGCTGTACCATGTCCTCGTGAATGGCACGGAGCAGGTGGTAGGTAGGGCAAACGCACCTGGTCCGGCTAATACCCTCAAGAGTGCTGGTGGCCTTGCTGATGTGCTCATCGACCAGAGTGCTGACACCGCAACCTTCAACGTGGCACCGGCTGGGGGAGCAACTGTTCTGGTCAAATACCGTTACTCCTTCCCACTCTCCCTGGTGGTTACTGATGAGACTAGCCGTAAGTTCTTCGGGGGCTACTTCGATGGCTCCATCTCGGACAACACTATCTTTGACGTGACCACAGCCATCCAGCGCAGCAAGGTCCTTCTCTCCCAGCAGTCATTCGGGCTGATTTCTCTCAAGATCGATACCTACCAACCAGGCATCCAGTCGGGCATGCTGATCCATGTAGTCAACGCGGTAAGAGGGATCAACGCGACCTACCTCGTACAGAATGTGGTGGTGGACCCCTACGGCAGCGGCAAGTTCATCTTCCACCTGACCCTAGGTGCGTGGGATTGGAACCTGATCGACTTCCTGCTCAAGCTCCCAGCCATCGTGCAGCAGGACACCAACCCGGATGAGGTGACGGAGTTCGTGGTCCTCCAACAGCTTCTCGCCAACGTACAGGTACAGGATGCCTGGACGCATACATCAACAACGCCGGGTGGGTACTGTGCCCATGCGTCGGTATTAGGAGACGGACATGACGCCTACCCAGGATTTGCTACGATCACAACTTAGGGTACGGGTGGATTGGGTCCTCAAGGAGCATCAGGGTGGCCTGTGGGTCCCCATTCACAGGTTCCATAATCTCGTGACCAACTTCGGATTGACCGCACTCGCACAGGCTCCGGGTGGCTTATATGCACCGCCGATATATCTCGTCATTGACACAGCCTCAACCACTGTCTCGCTTGGTGGTAATCCCGGTGATCCAACCATCCAGTTAGCGGCTGATCCCACACTGACCGGCGATACACAACTCGTACTCTCTCCAGGGGCAGCAGGCCAGGAGACTGTGACCTTTTCATCAAAGTCCTTCGGTCCACCCTTCACCTATACTCTGGTAGGACTCCTGGTGAACGCACATCCACTGAATGACTTGGTAGTGAGGGGGCCTACGATACTCGACACGATATCTTCCGTAGTTAGTGAGGCACAATACGACCCGACCTTCAACCCGAATAAGCGAGCTACCCTAACCGCCTCATACTCCCCCGGTCTCGGACAGGGCACCATGCAGTTCTTCCTATCGGGGCTGACAGCAACCAACCTGCTTTTCGCACATGTCGGGCTGGCAGATAAGCAGACTATCGGTGTGGGTGGAACGAACCTGCACAACTACGCTGCGCTCGGATACAACCACAACAATACCAACGATGTGGAGATTGACGTGACTTACACGATGCAGGTCTTCTAGGGAATTACCTGATGCATTCTAGTGTTCTCTACTATAGAGGTACATATGAGTTTAGTACTTTTGGGTAGTAGAGGAGTTCGCAACAATGAGGAAGTGTGGTCGCTGCGAGGCTATGCATAACACCAAACATTACTGGTGCCTGGACTGTAGAAGTGCATACAACAAGGAGACACCAGAGGAGAGGGCACGGTGGAAGTCTCTCAAGAAGGTCGTGTCCAAGGAAGCAGAAGAGAAGAGGCAGCGAGAAAAGAACAAGGAGTACCAGAGGAGGTATAGGGCAACGCTCCCCCCATCTCTTTGGGCAAGTAAGGTGAGCAACTGGAGAAGGATAGGAATTACTAATCCACCGGAAACAAGGGAAGAGTACGAGGAGTTAATTGCGGCTAACGAAGGGATTTGCCCTGCGTGCAGAAGACCTCCAAAGGGTGGAAAAGGGAATGGTTGGGCCTTACACCACAACCACAAAACAGGGTTGGTCGTTGGTGTGGTTTGCTCCCGTTGCAACATGGGAATGGGCCAATTTGAGGATAATCCCGACCTACTAATGACGGTTGCCTTTTGGTTAGTTGAACAAGAGGAGCGCGAGGGGCTGTATGCGTAAACAAAAAAGAAGTAGAAGTGTGCTATACTATATAGGGAATAAGTAGAAGACTATGCCACTGACAGTTAGGACGAACGGCACAAGCGGCTCAAACGTGATCCAAGCAGCCTGGTTTAATGACATCAGGGACCTCCTTACGGGCGTGATGAAGGACCAGGAGGTGACGATCAAGAACAACCTCGCGCTCAGAGCTATTGCCAACAACCCAGGAGCAGCACCGGGTGGTACCTTGGCCGCAAGCTCTGCATTGGGTATCGGCATTTATAAGTATGTCTACACCTTCGTAAGTGCCAGTGGGGAATCTACCCAAAGCAACACACTCACCATCACGACCACCACAGGCAACCAATCGGTGAACCTAACGGGGATTGTCACTGGAGCACCGGGTACTGTAGCGAGGAATGTTTACCGGACGGTGGTTGGTGGGGCTGTCTTTAAGCTCCTGACCACGCTGAATGACAACGTAACCACCACGTTCGCTGACACTACACCAGATGGGAGCCTGGGAGCCAGTAATCCGCCTGTAAGCTCGTCCTTTGGTGGATCACTTCTCATTGAAAGCTCGAACGGTACAATCAATGGACAGATATTCAATGATGGGTCTATCACGGTAAACAACCTGACTCTGCTCGGGGCTTTCATCGGGGCCACCTTATCAGCCACCAATCTATCATTAACCGGGTCCATCCTAGCAGCAGTCAACGCAACACTTTCCGGCTTTCTTAGTGCGAAGTACATCAATCCAGAGGACCCGGCATTCCCGTTCATCAATGGCTCTACCTCCGGCACGCTGAAGCTCTACCAACTGACCAGGGGCACGGTAAAGATCACGCTCCTCATAGGCAACAACTTCAGGAATGGCGGGGGTAGTGTACAGACTCTTGGGTTTCCTGTGGGGTACACGGATCGCGCCCTTTTCTTCTGCTCTGATACGCCTGGGTTTACTCTCCGTGTAGGGTCTGGTGGTTCGGATATCACCAACCACGCGATCATCACAAGCATAGCCTCTGGTGGTGGTACATCCACACTCACAACAGCGGTAAACAACTGGTCCATTGGTGAGCTACGTGGGCCATTCGACACTCTTGGAGCATCTTCAGGTAATGCATCAGCGCACAACTACTTGATATTCATGATAGGTGATTGAAAATGGCTGTAGTATCTGGCATTCACAGGACAATCATCATCCCCTTCGGCACAAGCGAGGGTGGTGGGTTTGATGAGCCCGGGATGCTTACTGCCCTGGCCTCCCTGGTAGCAAGTACTTCCAACGTAATGGTATCAAGTGCTGGGGTTGGGTATAGGATGTTCGAGAGCTTCTCCGCAGGTGCCTGGCACTTCGGGAGGGGCATAGCGATTGAGCTTTGGACCACGGTGGCTGGCGATGCTGTAGTCCTGGGGAATATGCCTACGTTCCAGGCAGCGGTGGGCGGCACGGTCTACACATGGTCCCACTCGATCAGCTTCGGCTTCTAAAAGGAATGTATGCCAGAAGAAAACACACCAATTAATATCCAGACAGAGGACTCCAGGGTATTTCTCAGGCATCAGGAGTTAATAGAGCAATACGAGCGCACGGCAGCAGCATTGCGTCGGGACCTGGAGCGGCAGATAGAGTTGAGGTATGGGATTGATATGAGGAAAGAGGATTGGGTGCTGGACCTTAATCGAGGCATCTTAGAGCGTATAGGTGAGGGGATAAGAGATGTCGAAGAAAGCAACGCGCCACGAGGTTGACTTGCGGTTCTTGGCTATAGACCGCCTGGCTGAGCAGATGATAGAGGATATAGCCATACGCTTTGCTGCGAGGGACAAGGCCGACGATCTGGCTGAGAAGGTCCTGGATGCTCGTCTCTCTGAGATACGCGGCACCCTCACAGTAGAGGTCAGCGCGCGGGATCAAGCTGCCAGGTCAAACGCAACCCGCATCTCCGCCCTAGAAACTGCCTACGCGAACTTACAGGGCCGTATGTGGGCCTTTGGAGTCATCATTACCTTTCTCCTAACCGCCCTGAGTGTCGGTATCCACTTCCTCCCTAAGTAAAGGTTCACATGCTTGAGATTATCAGTATCGTATTAATCGGTTTCATCCTTCTGGTCGATATCGTGGCTCTAATTAGACACTGGAATAGATAATGGCCTTCACAGCTACACCCCTGGATGGCAGCGCGACCCCCATCCCTATGCCAACCGTCGTTCCTGATGGCACCAACACTCCGATTGTGGTTGAGGGTGGACCGATCATCAGTACGGGTGGCAATAACCTCGCGCCTGTGGCAATGCAGGACATAGAGCGTTCCGGGTACATCGCTGCCACCTCCCCACCATCCGCAACAAATGCCGGGTCCGATACCCCGTATACCTTCTCTAGCCAGGTGCAAAGGATTATTATTCAGAACAATACGAGTGCAAACGTCAACTTCGCATTTGATGTTGCAGCGTCTTTAGGATCGCTTCTGCTTGTGCCTGGTGCCATGCTCGTCTATCCCAAGAAATGCACAGTATTGCACATCTTCACGGCAGCGGCACAAAATATCAATGGTACCACGGTGGGCAATATCGTTGTGCTGGGGGCGATCTAATGCCATATCAATTAACAGTACAACGCAACCTCAATTTTTTCAACATCCTTGATTTTGGCGCGTCTCCTTTAGCCCCTGCTGCAAAGAATGATACAGCTTTTGTCAATGCTTTTGCCGCGCTACCATCCTCTGGCGGTGTAATTGGTGTGCCTGCCATTGGAACGTTCCTCATCTCTCAATCCATCATCATCGATAAGGACGGCGTGTCGCTCATCGGCTTTGGGCAGCGGGTGAGCGCGCCAACTATCCAAATCGATTCCTCAGCCGACCCGACGTATGCGCTGGTGGTGGGCAACACGCGCAATGCCAATAGCTGTTTCATCTCAGGCATTTCGTTTGTCGGGCGCAACAACACCTCAAGCACCGGCAAGGGCATTCTTTTTCGTGGCAATGGCGCGAAGATGTTCCAGGTCAAGGTGGCACTCTTTGGTGGGAATGGCATCGCACTAGACTCATTTTCTGGGACCATTTATGAGCTGTTTCTGGAGGATATCGAAACTACCACCAACGGCATGAACTCCACGACGCATGGGGACGGCCTCACCATTAGCGCGCTGGTATCGGATAGCGAGTATCACCGCGTCATCAGTTCAGGCGATGCGGCTAAAACCACGACAGTGAACGGCATCAAGCTCGTGAGCGCAGGGGCGCAAAAGTTCGTAGACTGCCATTGTTACTTTTGCTCCAATGATGGACTGAACAATGCGGCCTCACCCGGCGCGAAGCTGAGCATCATAGGCGGGGCCTACGAAACCAACGGGGTCAACGGGATAGAGACGGCAGGTCCCGGTGCCAGTATTATTGGGCCAGCCGTCTACAGCAATGGGAATACCGGCATTGCCTGCTACGCGCAAACATCGGTGGCAGACTGCACCCTTAATGCGAATACCAATGCTGATATCTACGCCAATAGCGCCAATGGCGGCGTGATCGAGGGGAATATCTGCTCAGGCACCATTTCTGCCATTTCACTGGATACCGGAGCGGCAGGCTACGTGGTCGCTGACAACAATCTGGCAGCGACGACGACCAATGTGCTGACGACCAAATCCACCAATTCGGACATTCACGACAATATCATTACAGGTGGTGGTAACATCGTCGAGCAGACGGGGGCACAAGGAAACAATATTCACGATAATACGCTGATCGGTGGTGGCACCATCACCCAAATTGGCACGTCCACACGCATCAAAAATAATGTTGGGTTCAATCCGCGTGGACATAGTGTCACGCAACCCGCTGTACCTGCTTCAACCGTCGCCGTGACCAATACAACAGGTAGCGATTGCACTGTGCTTATCGCGGGTGGAACGCTGACTGTGATAAATGTTGGCGGCTCGGCAACAGGTATCACGGCAGCAGCAGCGGCGGGGTCTGTACACTCTGTACGCGTGCCTGTGGGGCAGACAATCAGTATTACGTATACCGTCGCCCCCACCTGGCAGTGGTTTGGTGACTAGAAAGGACCTCATATGGCCGCACCTTTATTCGTAGACATTTCTGTATTCCAACCAGCGGTAGTAGACTGGTCCCTATACCTCCCATGGTCAGCAAGGAACGATGGACGTGCCAGGCTCTCCATACGAGCCACAGAGGGCACCGGGGTGAGGGACGGACACTATGCCAGGTATCGCTCGGAGTCCATTGCTGAGGCCGCAAAGCTAGGCATCCCCCTGGACCTCATCCACTACCACTTCTCAGACCCAGACCTGAACTCCCCACAGGCCGAGGCAGACTTCTTTCGCAGCGTCGTGGGGAGCCTAGATGGGCGTGCAACGGATGTGTGGATGTTGGACTTCGAGAAGAACGTCCCACAGTCCAATGCATCCTGGGCGCTGGGCTGGTGTAGGCGTGCAGAGTCCAACTTCAATGGGCTTATAGGCACGATCTACGCGAGTAAGTCCTTTGCCGAGGCCAGACTACAGGACACCAGGCTGGCACGCTACTCCTACACGATGGCTGACTGGACGTTCGACCCCAACGTTCGCCCGTCGTGCCCGCTGCCCTGGAGGAAGTACCAATACCTCCAGTGGACGGATCAGGACGTACAGGTGCCCGGCTTCTTCAATGCAGATGGCTCCCCGGTTCGTGTGGATGCCGACATCTTCATGGGTTCCGTCATGGGTGGGGATTACGCTGAGGCTATGTGGCTCCCATCCCCCAACTTCTGGTCAGGCAATACGAAAGACTATGTAGTGATCCACGGCACAGCCACCTGCGGCCCACAGACGGGGTATGAGCTTGCCACCAGCCCGGAGTTCACAGACGGGAAGACGAAGAGCGTTCACTACATCAATGACCGCAACGACTCCCCCGTGTACCAGGTAGTCCGAGAACATGACTCTGCCTGGGGTAATTGCTGCGTAACGGGTAATGCGTGCGCTGATGGTACGCTCCCGCATCCTGGTACGGGTGACTGCCACGATCCCTGGCTGATAATGGACCACAACTACAACGTGAACTCCATCTCCATCGAGAACGTGAAGCACGATTGTGACAATGCAGACGGTCTGACCACGGTGCAATACAACAAGCTCGTAGCCTTGGTCCATGACATCTGCTTACGAAATGGCATCCCCATGCGGCGGGCTACAGACGCGAGTGGGGGCATTATCGGGCACTTCGATCTGGACCCGGTGAACAAGGCCAGGTGCCCCGGTAACTTTCCGTGGGACCAATTCTTAAAAGACGTAGCAGCAGGAGGAGGTCAATCAATGCTCCCAACAGGATGGACAGATGACGGAACCACACTGACCGCGAAGAACGGGATCGTGGTTGTCCGTGGTTTCCGTAATAAGGTCTTGGACGCAGCTAGTTGGGACTCTGATGATGTGCCCAATACGGTTGAATTCCATGCAGACCAGGTACTCTATCACCGCCCGGACCTTGGTGCTGGGCAGGTGCAGACCTTCAGGGATCACTACATGTGGTTCACCAGCACTCGTGGGGTAGTCCTGGAGAAGGAGTTGGGCCTCGAAATATACCTCAGAGACAAGAAGATAGCCGATTTGGAGGCACAACTGGCGGCAGGTGGTGGTGGAACTCCTCCCACTCCCCCGGACACAAGTGCATTGAAAGCTGCATTGGATGCTGTTGTAGCCGACCTCCAAAAAGCAAGCACCGACGCGCAAGCCGCAGAGACCGACCTAAGCAACCTCAAATAAAAGGAGAGAATTATGAGCGCCGAATTATTCCAAATCTTGCTCATCGTACTACCAATCGTACTCCCACCCCTTATCGCATTCCTCGTGGTATTGGTGAATAAAGAACTCGCCAAGCTCCCAGCCAACGTGCGTCCAGTCCTTGCTGATGTAGCGAAGGTCTCGGTTTCGGCTGTGGAACAAGTCGCGCAGTCTGAGCTAGGTACGGCTGAGAAGAAGCAGAAGGCCCTCGCGTTTGCATCTGCTCAACTCGACCACCTCGGTATGAAGGTCCCAACGGATGTACTCAATGTGGTGGTAGAGGATGCCGTATTCGCAGTGAAGCACGCGCCACCCATCGTCCTTGCCACCCCCGCTGCCCTACCGATTAATACCAAAGGAGCATAATGACCACCGAACTCTATGACCCCAAACGGAAAGCGGGCACGGGTCGACTTACCTATCGTGGCGGTCCGCTCCTCCAGCACGCCAAGCTGTTCGGAGTCTTCATTGACGATCCAGCGACGGGCAGCCCGCACCCACTGACCGCTGACCTCTCCAAGTTCCTGGACTGGTATGGCGGGAGTGACCTCATTACCGAATTGGGGGAGTACAACATCACCGGGCCCGCCAGCCACATGGGTGATGCACGGCTTCCGCTTGGTGGCTCTACCCCTCCACCACCACCTCCACCCGTTGGAAGTCTGGAGCAGTGCTTGATTGATTGCTTCATGTCTGCTGGGTATAGCGTCACACGCCGGAAGCACAAGAAGAAGCACATATCCAGCCTCGACCTGCCACACAGGATCAGGATGGCTGGCACAGTGGTCCAGGATTCAGACCTACAGAACCTCATCGCCAAAGGGATAGCTGGTGGCGTATTGCCCAAGCCGGATGGGAGTTTGCTATTCGTCATGTTCCTACCTGATGGTGTCCAGGTACAACTCGGCTCTGATGCTTCCTGTACAACCTTCTGTGGCTACCATAATAACTTCAACCTGAGTGATGGAACCGACGTGTTCTACGCGATCCTCCCATTCCCGTCTTGCTCTGGCTGCCTGGCCGGACTCACCGCGCTGGAGAGCCTGACTGCCATTACGAGCCACGAAATCAGCGAGGCAATTACTGATCCTGTTCCGGGTAGTGGGTGGTATGACGACACCAATGGGGAAATAGGAGACATTTGTGCGTGGACTTTTCGACAAGATGGCGGGTATAACATTCAGCTTGAGTGGTCTAATAAGCATGGTGCGTGCATTTAGCCGTGCCTTTTTCGCACCCATAGCTCGGTCATTCAGGCGGCTTCAGGACGATGCCGTGTGGTTTGCCGATTGGAGCAAGCGACCAAAGTAAGGAGGGGGCAATTGTCTACTCGGATTAGGACGGGGGTTATTGGTTCCCTGCTCCTTATATTAATCGGTTTCTCTTCCTTTGGTGTGGTAGGGGTGGCTCATACGGCCTCTCCCCTTTCCAGCGTGAAGAATGCCTTTGTGATCGTGATGGAGAACCACTCCTGGAGCCAGATCAAGGGGGCATCAGACGCTCCGTACATCAACTCCCTGCTGACCCGGGGTGACGCATCCTATGCCTCCAACTACCACAACGTCCTATCCAGCGAGGCCGGGGGAAACCTACACCCCTCCGAACCGAACTATGTGTGGACAGAGGCGGCGACTAACAGCTTCTCGGATCATACCTTCACGAATGACGACGATGCATCAGGTAGTAACTCCACCAGCTCTACGGCCCACCTCGTAACCAACATGAATGCTAAGGGTTTGGGTTGGACCGGGTATATGGAGAATAAGCCATCCGGGTGCCCAATCTCTTCCTCCGGTGGGTATGCGGCCAAACATAACCCCTTCGTATTCTTCCAGGATGTCTCAGGTAATCCCCCATCTAACGGGAACGCATACTGCCAGGCCCACACCAAGAACTCCAGCGCGCTAGCTTCGGACATCTCAGGGAACACGCTGGCCCCGTTCTCCTATATCGTTCCCAACCTCTGCAACGACATGCACGACTCTTGCAGCCCGACTAACGACCCCATCAAGCAGGGTGATAACTGGCTCCAAAGCAACCTGCCAACCATCCTGAACTCTCCGCAATACGCTGCCGGGGGTGCAGTCTTCATTACGTGGGACGAGGATAGTAGCTCATCAAACAGCGCTATCGGGATGATCGTGCTCTCCCCCTTTGGTCGCGGGAGTGGGTACACGAACACCATAGCATACAGCCACACCTCGCTTGTGAGGACCATTCAGAATATCTTTGGCCTACCACCTGTGGGGAACACCACAAACTCTGCCCCACCAGACCTGTCAGACCTCTTCCAACAGGCATCCCCCACCCCTACACCAACCCCCAGCACCACCCCAACTCCCACCCCAGGTACTACCCCAACGCCAAGCCCAACCCCTTCTTCGGGCACTACCTATTATGTAGACAATGGCCTTGGATCGGACTCCAACAACGGTACCTCCCCCAGCGCACCCTGGAAGACTATCGCGCATGTACAAAGCCTTCTATCCAGCTTCCTACCAGGCGATCAGGTGCTCTTCGCACGTGGGGATGTGTGGTCTGAGGAACTTGACCTTAGTGGCATACATGGAAGTTCCGGTAGCCCGATCACGTTCAGTAACTATGGTTCTGGTGCTATCCCGGTCATTGATGGCGGGAGCACGCGGGCCAACTGTATCCTCGCCGACACCATAAACCCATTAGTCTCCTACGTAACCATCGACGGGTTTGAGTGCCGCAACACCACGCAGCATGGCATCAAGTTCGATACCCAATCTGGTAACATGCCCGGCATCACGGTTGAGAATAGTTATATCCACAATACCGGGCCGGGGGCGTGTGCTGGCTGTGGTACTCCGTTTGATGATGGTCACTACGCAAACCAGCTAGACTTCGAGGACTTCAACGCTGGTGCTGATGGTGTCCAATTCCTGAATAATACCGTGAATAATTGTGGTGGGCATAACTGTCTTGAGGTCCACTATGATACGGGCAGTCCGGTAGTCAGGGGCAATATAGTTGGTCCTGGTTGTGTCCATAACTGCGTAGACCTCAAAGGGGTTGTTGGTGGGGTCGTTGATAAGAACGTCACTACCGTTGGCGGAGGGACAGACCAGAATGCGTACTACACCGAGAACACGCTGACTCCCCATGAGGACATCACCTACTCCAACAACGTGGCATACAACTCATTCATCGGGTTTCATATTGAGAATGGTGGGTCCTGTACGAATGCACCGTGCTCGATCACTGCGAAGTACTACAACAACACGGTCTATGTCTCCTCCGGCCAGTTCAACTTCATGAATACTAGCTGCGTGAGTACAACTGAGGATATTCGGAACAACATCATAGACGGGGGGAAGGTCGATATTCACGGCCCCCCGGACTGCGGATTTACCTGGGATTACAACGATGATGGGGGGTCACAGGGCTTCTCCGGTGTCAACTTCAACGGATCAAGCACCTTGCCAGCAGGACCACACGATCTCTCAGTTGATCCGCTCTACGTCAATGCCGCTGCACACGACTTCCACCTGACCTCAAGTTCACCAGTGATTGGGAAGGCAGACCCCAGCATTGGCGGTGAGTCTGATATGGGAGCCTATCAATCTGTATCCCCAACGCCTACCCCGACCCCGACAAATACGCCCACACCTGCCCCCACACCCACAAATACTCCGACCCCAACGCCTACCCCTCCACCACCACCGGCTGGTAACATCACCTTCAGGTCTGCAACGGAGGCCGACAATGGTGCAGGTGGAACAAGCCTCATTCTCAGGACTCCAGCAGGAACCAGCAGCGGGGATGTACTGGTCGCCCATATCACTGTTCGTACATCGGGGGTCACAATTACTGCTCCCTCGGGTTGGACCAGAGTACTGAGGCTTGATAGCACCACCTCCATCTCAACTGCTGCCTATGTCCGCGTCGCGAGTGCAACAGAGCCATCAAGCTATACATGGACCTTTAATGCATCCCACGAGGCATCTGGCGGGATCAGCGGGTACTCCGGGGTAAACACGACAAGCCCGGTGGACGCATCTGCTTCCCAATACAACTCCTCTACGAACGCTGTAGACAACCCAGGAGTAACCACCACAGCGGCTAATGATATGCTCGTCTTCATGGTGGGCATCGCTGTCCCAACCACGGTGAACACCATCCCAGGCTTCACCCAGGAGTGGAGCGTCACGAGTAACTCCTCAACCTCCTCGGAGATGTCGGAGGAAGTAGACCCCCTGGTAGGAGCAACCGGCCCACTAATCGCCACACATAATGGCGGGTCCAGTTCCAATGTTACAATGTTGATAGCCCTCAAACCCGCATAGGAGGCTAAAGTGCTTAGTTCTGTTTTCCGTGCTGCCCTATTAACTACCCTGCTGCTCGGTCTTGCAGTGATCCCCTTCCTCGTATTCAATTGGGCAGCGGGCATACTACACGGCCCACAGATAGACTACCCATTCGTAGCCCTCATCGCTGCCATATTGAGCGGTGGTTGGGGTGTCTCCATAGGCTTCTCCCGCCCCGGTTCGCCACAATAACCTCTTCTATTCGTAGGCAAAAAGAAAGGCCCCATCGGCTTCTCGTCGGTGGGGCCTTCTTTATTTTCTCCTGGTAGTGATCCAGCGGGAGTAGGGGCGTTCTTCTGGATGGGTCGCGTAGTACGAGCCAAAGTTCCTAGGGGGTGGGTCCACCGTACCACTCTCACCTATAGGAAACTGGATAGGTTCCGGTTCAAAAGGTTCATCGAGTAGCCACCACCAACCAGGAGCATTCTCCTCCATCACATTAGGCTCATCCTTTACTTGCGGGCCTAGCTCTTTCCACCAGGGGTACAGGCCAAAGAACTCACGAAACATGGACCAAAATTTCTCCTTATCCTTCTCCTGATGGGACTCATACTCTACCAGCGCTTGTAAAGATGGGTAGTCTTCCAGATTGTCTAACACATGAGTCCTCGGGTCTCCCAACTCATCTTCCTTGGTTGGATAGTATCGTTTGTTTCCATAAAAGTCCGTGTGTGTTCTAGCATGTATCCGCTCTCCCCCTCTCGTTGGGTTCGCCCTTCAGTATATTCCCCTCATCATCCCCTGCATACATCACAGCACCATTTGGGAAATGCCGTGGAGGGAAATATCCGGTGCTCATGACATACCCCCTCGCCTCTTCCTCACTCATTCCCGTAGCCTGACTCACCCGCCACACCGAATACTCTATCTCTTTCTGTGTCAGCATATCTCCGCTCCTCTAATCCTCTTTCCGCAGTGGTAACAATGGCAGATATCAGGCCCGGTCTCGGTCGCCATGTATACTACCAGCTTCTTTGCCTGTGCACTTGGGGGAGGCCAGACGGAAACCAGATCAGTGAACCCGCGAGTATCCTTGGTTGTTGGCATATAACGATCCTCCACGTAGATCACGACTCCACAGTTCGCGCAATACCCCTGCTGTGTCATGCTGCCCTCCTTCTCTTTGGTTTATGCCCATACTGCTCGTTGGCTAGCTTCTCCAGGCCAATCTTCTCTATGTAATATGCCTCTACTCGATATGCCTCCTCTTCGCTATCCGTGCGAAAGATGATTTCATGCCCAACCTCATAA